CTACAATAAAGCACAGGATATTTGATACCGCTATAACGGCAATCGTTAATACTTCCATATCATTACCTCACACCACAACTATATCTTCGCCCCAATCGCTATAAGACGATTCCTCACTTGTGAAATTGAAATGCGGATACACCTCAATAGGCTCATTTATGAATACAACTTGCTCCCTGATATGATGTGCTATTGCTAGTGCCATCATTAAATCATCGTGACCGCCCTGTGGTGCTTCTATGCGCCCTTTTTCATTGCGGACAATAGTAAGTAGTTCCTCTAGTGTTTCCTTGTCACAGAGCAAGCTACAGTGTTCACGGACTATCTCGATCAGCTTTGAAATAATAGTCGGTCTTGTTAGAGATGTAGTCTTAAAGCCATATCTCTTTTCTACCTTGCCTGTGTAGGTGTCCTGTGCTTCTCTTGTGTACTGCTTTGGATAGCCCAGCCTTTGCAGCTCTTTAATAGGGTAGCTGTCAAAGTTAGCCTCAATACCTATCAGAGCATCCTTGTAGTACTTGCCTAGACAATACATCTGCCTGGTATATTGGTCAGGATCAAATTGGTGCCTTAATGTTGCAACCTGTTTTCCGGTCTTTGCATCCAATACTTGACCAATGAAATAGTCGCTACCTTCTCCGGCAGTATCGCCGCCTATGCAGTACTGTGTTGCCCTGGGTACATTCGGTACTTGGTATATCTTGATATATCCGTTCCTATCATTTACCCATTGGATATTGGTTATCTTTAGTCCGTCATAGTCATACTTGAAATAGCCTACCTTCAAAGGCTTTGGAATGACATCTAACCGCTTTTGAATTGCCCTGGCATCGAATACCGTTTTACCGACAATTCCCCACTTGCCTAAACAGTAGACCTCATAAGTGTATTCATCGGTGTATTGCAAGTCCTCTAGTGCTTTTCTATCGTCCTCTGTCAGGAATTTATTGTCCTTATAAGTAGAAAAGCAGACCGTTGCCAGTCCGCTATCAATAAAATGCTTCTTTATCCAGTGCTGTATGTTGATAGGGTTAAACGATAAGACCATTTGCTTCTTACTCTTACCACCACGCAAACGCACCTTTAGCTGATTTATGTCCGCTTCCTGTGTTTCCGTAGCTTCTTCCACCCATATATCAGTTAATTCACCATTGGCAAAAGTGATAGACTTAATCTTTTCTACATCGTCCAAGCCAGCAAAAGCTATCTCATTGCCTGTTAGCTTGCAGACAATACGCATATCGCTTTCATTGACCTTGAAATGTTCCCCAAGATTCCAGTTAGATATAACTTGCTTCATCAAAGGGAATGTAGACTTTCTATTCGTGTCTGCCGTCTGTCGCACGATCAGGAGATTGCACCGGGTAGGTTTGAGCATCTTGTATATATATCGCTCACCCAGGAAGTAGCTTTTGCCGGAAGAACCACCGCCATAGAATATCAGGTATCTATCCTCATTTTCCAAATAGGGTAGATAGATGTCATTGAATACCTTTTTACTTATCTTGATATTGACATCCATCAATCATCACTCAATTCTATGCAGATGTTTACGGCATTCTTTAACTCGGTTTCTACCTTCTGTATGTATTCGCCTTCCATCCGGTTTAATTGGTCTGATGCTTTCAGCTTCGCATTTATATCTATATCAGGATCATTGATAACCTCTGTCAGCCATTCCTTGCGCTTCTGTGCCGTGATAATGTTAGGTGTAGCTGCAATATCCCTTAATTCTTTTAGTCTTGCTAGTATCTTGCTATTGCTCATCAGTCTACTTGCAGCTTCATATAGTGTCTTGTCTGACATCTTCTGTTTAGGATAGGCAGAGCGATATGCATCTATTTGGCTCATACCCTGCGCTATATTCTTTGCAAACTGTTCTTGATTTGCCGTCAGCATATTCTCTCACCCCTTTATAAAGTAATGCACCATAGGCGGCCCGATTGACCGTCCCAGGAGACCATACAAAAAGAGGCCTGGAATCGCTCCCAAGCCTCTTGCGCTTATTTTACTCTGCTACTATATCACATTGTTTTGGTGCTGTCACTGTCCAAAAACTGTCCTAACTCTCGGTAGCACCGTACATCGCGATGGTAAATCGCTGCAGGACCTTGTTGACCTTCTTATACAGACTGCTTTCTTCTGCCAATCCCAGCTCATCCATCAGGCGATTTACGCGTCCTTTCTCACTTGTGATGTACATTACATCTAGCAGGTGCTGTTCTTCCGCTGTAAGAACGCCTAATCCACGATCTACCATGCTGACAGAAAGTGTTGCACGGTGGAGCATAGCCTTATGTTCTTCGCGCTTAACGATGTTTGACAGGAGCCTGTCTTCACGACCGGATCCACCGCCCTTTACAGGCGTACCGTCTCCGGTAGCACTTTTAATGCTGCAAGCCTCTGATTCAAGTCGCGCAATTTCTTCCGGCAGGTTTTGCATAGCTACTTTCTGTGCTAAATAATCCTTCAGCTTATCGATAGCCTTATATTTCCAGTATTCCATTTCACACATTCTCCTTCCCTTAAATTATAGGCAAAAAGTTATTGCATTTTATGCTCGTGGAAAACGGTCAATTTTCAACAACTTTTTGCCGGCTGAAAACGGTTATTTATCCACCAGTTCCCATGCAATGACCTCAGCTTCAATCTCCAAGATGTCGCTGTAGATAGCCGCTTCATCATCGTCGCAGATGATCAGATCCGGATCTGTTGTGCCGGCTTGGTCAATCCTGATCCACCAAACAGCAAGGTTTTCCTTTCCATAACCGATGGTGATCACAGTGCCGTCGTCAAAGGTGATGGACACATTTTTGTTATAGCAGTCAATCTCTGTGCTGCCACCTTCAAGATGTTCAATCTCAACGACATCGTCGCTGTAGCCATATATCTTAGCCATTACCGTTATCCTCCTGTATTTCAACTTTCCAGCCACAATGGCAGGTCCTTATGAAGTAACCCGCTGCGGTATCAATATCAATTGTGCCGGTACCGGCGCCAACAGTTTCGCAACCGCATTTCGGACACTTGCTATATTTTTTCATCAGTTCACAGGCATCAAGTAAGTTCACTGCCGATCCTCCTTCACCGTACACCCCTCACCAGGTGGACAAGGTCTTCTTGTTCCACGAATAAATATGTAGTGGCAGGCTTTATTGTACACATACTCGCCCCTGTAGCAGAAACAACCCTCACAATGCTTATCCGGTCCTGCAGATGTTGTTTCAGGTGCTACGATACCCAGCCTCGCTCGTTCTTTTGCACGTGCCTTTGCGTTAGCATTTTGGATCCGAGCCCATATTTTTACACAATCGGGGCAGCGTTTCCGGGCAACACCGCAATTCTCCATAACCGTGCCACAATCGATGCAGGTCTTCGTTGTATAATTATTGGCTCCCATAGTTATCCTCTTGATCGTGAAATTCCTTACTTGCACAGGCAAGCCTGTAATAAGCTATTCCCATAATTACATCGCTGATCAGAACGGCAATGCAAAGCATCGTTTCTCTCATAGGTCATCTACCTTTGCTCCTCGATCCAAAAAGTCAACAAACTTTCCATAACAGCTGGTGCATAAATCAATTCTCTGCCCCCGTAGGATCTGTGCTCTCCGGGCGCCCATAGCTTAATTTGTGCCGATTCTTCCCTGATTCGCCAACTCAACACTTCCTCGCCACACATATCACACAAAATAACCGTTTGCCTACTCATTTTTAGCTCCACTCGGTGGTTGGCTCAATGGTTGCCACGCAATAACGGGTGTTTTTTCATATTCGTAACCAACTATTTTTGTTTCTCGTATAGGCATATGAAACCAGAGCCGCAATCCTCTATTACACCATCCAATAGTGACACTGCCGTCATTCAGCAAAACTTGTACGACCTCGCACAATGCTCCAAAAGGCAAATCCTCTTGAGGCAACCTCTCCGTAACAGGAATCCACTGCTGCACCGCCACACCGTTGGCAAGCAAATCTCTTGTTACATCCTTAGCAAAAATATCTCCAAACTTTTCAATGCTGTTTTGAAATGCTTTGTTTACCAATCGCCATAGTTCCAATTCTCTTGTGTTAGGCATTGTCAGTCCTCCTTATCTGTAAACTCTGCCAACTCAAATTGAATATTGGCTTCTCCCAAACATTGGACATAATCAATCGCCAGGTCAACCATTTTCTGTTCCTGTTCTTCTTTGGTCATGCTATCGTTCACTAGCACATCAATGCTTACTGTCATATATACTTTTGCCAGTCTGTATCGTTCATTCATTCTCCATCATTCCCTTTATGTATAACCATATTTCTGATTCAGAATCTTTGCCAACGGGCATTCCAAATAGCATTTCCTCCGGCAGAATCTTCCTTTATAATCTAAGAGTTGGGTATGGGTTGAAAAAGCCAGATGCACTGCCATTCCATCCTCAAAGCCTTCGCAGTAAAGAACCTGGCTTGTATTAGTCTTGTAGTAGGGGCACTGGATCAGATGATCCTCATACTTATTGGCCATAGCTACTCATCTCCATCAAACATACTGACCTGGCCAACCTCGAAATTGCACCATAGCACCTCTGTGCGCTGATCTGCATTTTGGTTGTAAGCCTTCCGGGTGATCCGGCTCCAGCCTTTCAATTCTCGGTCATACATTTCACTGGGATAACCGGAGAGAATAACCGGGCCTTTGTGCTGCAAGAGTGCTTCCAGCAGGTCCAGATGGTCTTGCTCATCCATTTCATACCGGTACTGTTTACAACCACGGGTATCAAGCAAGTACGGTGGATCAGCATAGATCAGGACATTATCGAAGTTAAACCGCTGAATGATATCAATCGCCGGCCGGTTTTCGATTTGTACTTCTTTCAGCCTGCCACCCAGCTGCTGCACCAGTTCTGGCATCTTCGCCCAGTATCTGGAGGCATAACTTCCTTGGCGGCCAGCAATGTCTATCTTGAATCCAGTCTGGGTATAGGTCTTGAAACCGTATCCCATCTTGGATCTGATAGCAAAGCGGTATGCTCTGTCCAGCGGATCACTGCCACGATTATGGTGAGCATCGTCAAATACATCCCTGGCATAGGGTGTCAGTTCTATGAGTCTGGCCAATTCTTCCGGTTGCTCCCGGAGTACGGTGAAGAAATTAACGATATCGCCGTCAATGTCATTCACCGTCTCGATTGCTGAAGGCGGCTTGTTGAACAGAACAGCACCACTGCCAAAGAACGGCT